GTCATAATAGCATAGTGTAAGACTTTCATCAAGTCTTTTCTGTTGTATCCATCTTTGCGTCCATACCTTTGCAGGTATTTCATCGCATTGCCAATACAAAAGCCTTCGCCATGCCCAGCATCAAAGATAAACTCTGTTGCTTGAAACTTGGTCTTACTGTAGTGAGCATCATAGGTACTATCTATATATGCTTTCAATTCAGTAATCAGTCGATCTTCATCAAATTTATAATCAATCATTTCATGCTCTTAAAAAATAACAGGTCCAACAAAATTAGGAAAATGCTTTCGACATTCTTCATATGACATCATAACGTTTGACTGATCTCCTGATTTTATAAGAGGCTTTCTATTCAGATAATCAAAGGCATTATGCATATCTTTTCTGGGTATCATCATAATTTTTCTAGTAGATCTAACTATGTACAAAACTACATCATTGACCTTTTTAGCATCACGATGTGCCCATCCGGGCTTATTACTTCTACGAATCCAATTAAATAGAACATCGCCATAGTCACTCCCATCCCTAAACTTAATATCTGCATCAAAAGTTTTGGCTTTATGCGTTTTAGGATTTATGAGAGTAAAATATACATCAATTCCAACCCAATCAGCATTTTCCGTCAATCTAGGACTGACGTTCAATAGTTTATACCCCATGTGTTCTACCAGTGCCTTAATAGCAGTAATATGAATACCACTATCAAGACACTGTTGTTCGTAGTCCATTTTATTCTGTAAGTCTAAATCAGCTGACATTTTGAAGTTCTCTCTGCTAGTTTAGTGAAATAATTTAAATCACCATTTGTTAGATCCCAAGCACGTTTAGTAAAACTACGAAGATCTTTAAGCGTAATTTGTTGTTTATCTTGAACCCCTGGTTTAACATAACATGCTGTTGCAGGAACATATTGCTTTCGTAAACCTACTGCAATATCTTCATCATTATAAATCAAATCGTAAGCCAGAACAAGATTTGTGCTAATACCACCCCAAAGATTTCTTACCTTTGGGTTTGATATTACCTTTCTATCTAAGATAGTAGTTGTTCCATACTTCATAACATATACTCCTTAATAATTGACAGAGTGTCTTCCTCTGTCTCATGTGTCACCTTTGCAATAAACTCTTCATCTGAAAACAAATTACCAGTCAAGGCAGACCAGATGTTCTCATACTTAGTGCGCCGTCCATTCAAAAACTTGTCATCCTGATTACTGCCACGACTTTCATACCGTTCTTGTAGTGTATCTGATTCCGCTTCAAGAATCAAGAAAAAACATTCTTTGTCTTCCTCAATAATATAGTCTAGAAACTTACCATTGAATAGACGATCACCTTCAAACACCACTGAGGATTCAGTCTCCGAAATAAACTTCTCTGCTTGTGGTTGAACCGCCATAGATAGGCGGTCTGTTCCCATTGCATAACCCTCGGATGGATACCATGGATCATACTTACCCAACACATAACAGTCAAGACTTTTACTGTATAGTGCGTCTAAAAGAGGCACAGGCTTGACAACTCTCCAGTCATTTGCCTGTTCCATAAACTTCTTGATTAAGGTGGTTTTACCCGTTCCAGGCATGCCACCAATACCAATAATCTTAGCCATAATTATCCTTCATGCTGTTTGGACATAATCTCTAAATTTTGGTGTTTCCATAATTTGAATTTCTTTATATTCTCTAGTTTCGCCATTACGACAGTTTAACGAGGGTTCAAAAATATCTATATACATATTTTCTAATTCACAAATTCCAATATTAGATTGTAAAAGTTTAATCCAAATTTCGTCATGTAAAATACTTGGACCCCAAAATTTTTTCTTATGTTTTCTTATTCGACGATGAAGAGCAGAATCTGTTTTACCAATGTAATCTTCATTGAATTGAAAGCTAGGAATCCAGTATATCAAGGGTCGACCATGATAATATCTTGGAGACATAGAGATCTTTTCAAACCCGTGTTTAGCAAGTAATTGTCTTTTTGGATTAAACATTTTTATCCTCTAACCAATCCATCCTCTTAATATACCCTTCATCTAAGTATGAGTCAAACCAAAATTTCTTAATACCAGTTTTATCCAACAAATCTTTGACAAGAGTTTCCTCTCTAGCTTGCCACAATACCTCCCAGTCAATACCATACCAACCATCACGAGAGACTTGAGTTATCTCTTCAGATTGTCGGTCAAGATAGTATCCAAGATATCGACCATGTTTCTTACGAAAGATTTTTTTATAAGAACAGAGGCAGGTCTCAAAAGTAAAGTTGTCAGCCTCCGAGGCGACTTCAGGATATCTGCTCTTGGTTTCCAATATAATATCTTTGGCAGCATCCTCGAGATATTCATACTCTTTCTTAGTCAACTTCTTATTGTAATCATCGTCTCTACCAAGACCCATGAGAAGACCATTACGATGAGATTTAGATCCAGAGTAATCACTAAGCATCATACTGGTTGGATCGATCTTTATATCACATGTATGTTTAAGATGTTGCAGATAGAACCAAGTAGAGTAGCGACCAAACTTAAAGAGACCATCCTTGACACCCTTCCATAAATTATCGAAAGACTGGCTTTCATTGTCGCCATAATATGATTCAATTTTTTCCTTCTGAGTTTTTCCACCAACGAATTGTTGGTACGACGCAAACATTTTAGGGAGATAACCCTTATTCCACTTTGTATCAGTTTGATAGCGGAGACGCAAATAGTTCTTTGTATTCCACCCCACCATGCGTGATACAGTGGCAAGTTCAAAATCTGGAAACTCATTCATGAGGATCCAGGTCGTTGGTAATTGATAAGTATTCCCATAGAGCCAGCAGAGCCAAATCTTTTGCTCTTCGTTATGTTCATACCTATCATTCAAATAGTTAGTCATCCAGACTGCTGGATCGCAATCCTTATACTTCAAGGACCAAGCGAACCAGCGGACTAGATTATCTCTTCTGTTTTCGTTTCCTTTATATTCCATATTAACCGACAAAAGACTTCCAGAGTTCAACTGCCTCGTCAAGATCAGCAACCGGGAAGGAAAGCGAATCCTTGTTCGAGGTAGTATCGATATCATACTTGTGACCAAGGTTTGCGACAACCTTTTTTGCCAAGTCCTCGAAGGTGCCAGATTTTGCCTTCATATAGACAGAGACTTGTGGTTCACGAGTAGAGATCTTGATACCGAAATACTTGTTATCCTTTGCACCAGTTTCGATAACGAACGAAGTGCCACGAGTTTCAGTATAGCCAACAGTGCCACGAAAGACACTCTCATGCTTGCCATAAAAGTCAACCAATTCAGCAAACATATCACGCTGACCTTCTTGGAAGGTGTTGAAGAGAAAACTTAGATCAGTCATAACAAAACACTCCTTATAGCGCCCAGAAACAGCATTGTCCTTTGGGCTTTCAGTTGAGATCAAAAAGGACTCGAGAAGAAAAGACTGCCAATCTTTTTTACCCTCGAATCTTTCAAGATTGCGAGCAATAATCACGCAATCAGCAGGGTCATACTCTTTGTCGGTAACATGAGCCCAGCAACGATCACCATGCCCCTTACCAACATACTTTTTTTCGCCAGTGATTCGATCAACATAAGCATAAACATACTGACCAAGACTGTCGAAAAATTCACCACTAGGTTTTTTCATGTCACATACTCTCGTAACCAATTTACAAGAACCAATATACCCCATTATCAATTTGTTTTCAAGCAAAAAATGCACTCAAATCCATTTTTTTCATATAAGGTCGTAACCAGTATGAACCAAGGCTATCAATAGCCTCCTGTGTCCTTATCTTTTTCTTGGGACCGAACCCACTCCAATCCTCCGCCAAAAACTTATCAACTTGTTTGGGTGGGGGGAGGTGATTGTCAGGGTCTTTGATCGCTTGATCTCTGTAGATGCATTGTTCCTGTCTTGTACGGAATATAGGTTGATCTGAACGGATTGATCCCGAAGGATCAACAGACCAAAATATCAACCCATTACGAACATGCCAACCAAGAGAGGATGGAGTACAGGATATCTTCAAACGTGTTGAGCCTTTCTCATCAACTGCATATTTGAGATATTCATCCCAAACTCTCGAGGCATACCCCTTACCCTCTTTACCTTGAACAGTCACGATCTCATATAGGTTAGTGTAACCATCTCTGTTGAATGTAGCAAAGATCATAGAGACTATACCATCGTCCTCTAATGCAATGGGTGGAGTTTTCTCGTAATTGTGAAAGCGAAACCAAAGACTGTCAGCTGCTCGTAGAAACTTAGTGTTATCCCCTGCAGGAGAATTTTCCAGGACTTGTAAAACTTCAGCACGACTTAGAAGTTTCATGGTTGTAAATCCTCCCCTTCAAACCCAACACGCTTTGATCCTGACAGACCAGAGCGAACAGCAATATCTCTAGTTGAGGTGACTATCATATCTGAGTTTGATTTCCAAACCCACAAAGGTCTTTTACCATTTCGAGTATAAGATATTTTACCTTTGTTGTCAATAGAAATCATAGAAATAGAGGAACTCTCCCACTCTGTCAACGGATCTTTGTCGTCTAAGACTGTATGGAGTAACAACTCAGAATCATTCTTGGTTTCAGTAGAAACCCCGTAGAGTTGTTGCCAAGACTCTGGTAACTCTTGAGTTACTACACCATTGTGGACAATAGATAATTCATCGTTAGATATTGGTTGATTGTATAAAAGGTCGCTTGTGCTATACCTGCAATGACCTATTGCTATCAAACGATCTCCATCCACCCACTCAGCTATTTCAATATTTTTGACAAACTCTATAGCAGGAATAGGTTCTTTGATAGTATGAAGTTTACCTTGTTTGTAGTAGGTCACGCCAGTGGCATGTTTACCTCTAATTTGAGACTGTAAAAATAGTTCTTTGACCAATCCCAAATCAGGATTAGTCAAATCTAGACCGATGACTGCACACATTAGAATAACGTGTTGCTAGTGTTTACAACACGGTCTTCATCATCCATATTATATTTCTTCAAGTAATCACCCCACTCATCGCTCGCCCACATATTTGGTGAAACACCATTCCAAAGATATCGTTGTAATGGATGCTCTGGATTCTTACGACGCTCTTCTACAAATTGCTTACGAAGATTCTCGTAGTCCCATGACTTTAAGTCAAGCATTTTCTCACGGAAGTAAGCAACAATAGATACACGGTCATTATCGTCACCTTCAAACTCTGTATTGCCGTGAATACCATCGTGATTGTTAACCAACAGTAGATCGCCTGGTTGTAGGTTGACCCCAACACGATACTCTGGAAGTGTAAAGATGCAACCCTTCCAACCTTGACCAATACCAGAGATATTAGAGAACCCTGATGATAGATCACCCGCATCTCGGTGTGCTGCTGTACGGAAATCGTAATTCACTGTTAGTGTGGTAAATACAGTCTCATCAATTAAGAACCGAGGGTCTAATTGGTCAGCAGCGGCTCTCTGAGCGCCCCAGCGCACTGGGAGCTCCCTTTTAAATACATCATTTAGTTTTCTTAGGTATGGGAACGATTTAGTGAAAAGATCTGGGTTTTTCTCATTGAAACCACATGCACGACCATAAGGGATACGAGGATAACGATCAAAGTATCCAGCGATACCAGACATTACTGTCTGCGCATAGTTTGTATCAGAGATAAAACTCTTAACTTTCTTAGCTTGTTCAACTTGTTGATCTTTTGGAAGATCCTTTACTCTGTTCATCCACTTGTCAAACCAACCCTCGTATTCACCAAACTCTTTGGTAATCTTAGATCTCAGCCAGACAAGACCTCTGGTTTCATCAACAGAATCAGTATACTCGGGGAACTCTGCAGCGATTGCTCGAGTATCAAAATATTCTACAACTCTAGATTGAAACTCTGTGACCCAATCACGTCCACCCAGTTTTTCACCACGAGGTCCAGCTGCCATTCCTCTATTTTGAGACTCTACTGCAGCACTTCGAAGACCTGCATAAGCAGAGTCCTGTTCTTTCTGAGTGAATACACCCTTACGAAACTTAAAGATGATATTACTCTCATCTTTCTTCTCAGGCTCTAATGGATCAATGGCATACAAATCCATGTCCTCAGAAATCACCTCGTCAAAGTGAGAGTCATCAATGAAAGTGCCAAGCACTTTCTCACATTCAGTTTTACGCTTACCAACAACTTCAACCATCAAGCAGCCCTCTTTTGTCTCCGCAGTAACAATTTATAATTTTTCTCCGCACGTTCCCTGTGGAATCGAGTGGCACGAGTGCGGAAGTCGATACCTTCCATGTGATCGTATTCATGCTGGAACACACGAGCAGTGTAACCGTTGAAGCGTGCACTATCTCGGTTGTCATCAACTGTAGACATACGCACACGGATCTCTGTGGGTCGCTTCAATGCTAACAGATACCCAGGCAAT